CGGCTCGTTATACCAAGGCGTTGGCTCGTGCCATGGCGTACACCAAGCAGACCAAGGCTGCGGCCATTTTGAACAACGGCTTCGACACCGATTATCCCGGTGGCGACGGTCAGCCGCTGTTCTCGGCTTCCCATCCGCTGGTCTCCGGTGGCACCAACTCGAACATCCCGAGCACTCCTGCTGATTTGAACGAAACGTCGCTTGAAGCGGCTGTCATTCAGATTGCAGCGTGGACGGATGAACGTGGGCTTCTGATCGCTGCAAAGCCGAAGAAGCTGGTGATTCCGCCGAGCCTGATGTTCGTCGCAACCCGGCTGCTCGAAACCGAGCTTCAGGTGAACACGGCTGACAACAACATTAACGCCATCAAGAGCAACGGCTCGATCCCGGAAGGTTACACTGTTAACCACTTCCTGACCGACACCGATGCTTGGTTCCTGACGACCGATGTTCCGAATGGTCTGAAGCACTTCGTCCGTACCCCGCTCGCTCAGAGCATGGACGGCGACTTCGACACCGGCAACGTCCGTTACAAGAGCCGTGAGCGTTACTCGTTCGGCTGGTCTGACCCGCTGGGCATGTTCGCTTCCGAAGGCGCTGCCTAAGGAAACAGGGGGAGGGGGAGAGGGAAACTTCTTCCCCTCTTTTCTTTTTGATGATATACCTACTCACCTAGGTAATTGATCCATACCGACTGCCCTAGCAGACGTAGTAGAGACGGTATGGGGTGGTGCTACTACACGGAGATAAATCATGGCAAATACAACCTTTTCAGGTCCGGTAATCTCGACCAACGGTTTCGTCGGCGACTTCACCGGCAACGTCACCGGCAACGTCACCGGCAACGTCACCGGCAACGTGACGGGTGACCTCACTGGCATCGTCTTTGGCACCGTTACGACCCGCTCGGGCGCTGGTGCTGTCCCGGTCACCGCAGCTTCGGTTCAGATTTCGACGGGCGCTGGCGCTGCCGCGCTGACGCTTGCCAATGGCACTGCTGGTCAGATTCTGAATCTGGTCATGACCGTTGATGGCGGCGGCGATGCGACCCTGACCCCGACCACTAAGACCGGTTTCTCGACCATTGTGTTCGGGGACGTGGGTGACTCGGTTATCCTCCAGTACTTCACCACGCTGGGCTGGATGGTTTTGTCGAACAACGGCGCAACTGTTAACGCTTAATCGGTAACCCCTAAGAAGGAGAAATCCGATGGGTATGCAGTATGATGTCAAATCTATCCACGCCGCTGTCAGCGGCCTTATGGTTGGATATCGCACTCGCCTAAAAGGCGCAGTTGTCTTCCCATTTACTGGGGCTACTGGGTACTCGGCGTTTGTTGATAATGTATCGGTATCCGGTACATACGCCCGGACAACCACTACAGCGACGATTACGGCTGCTAATCACGGCCTTTCGACTGGGCAGTGGGCGTATCTCGACTGGGACCTTGCGGATAACCCATATCAAGTCACCGTTGTAGACGCCAATACGTTCACCGTCACCGTACTTAACAGCGGTGGCACTAGTGGGAATGTTACAGTCTGGAACCGTGTGCTGCTTCAGGCAGACGCCTCAAACGCAACAGCTTATAGCATTGTCATTCCCGGCGAAGGTATCTTGGCGGAAAATGGTATCCGTGTATTCCTTGCTTCGGATATCCACTCCACTATCTTCTACGGGTGACCTATGCAGGCGCAAAAGAGCTATGACCTAGCAGGTAAGAGCATCTTCGTTGCTCTGCCGGCCTACGACTTCAAGGTGTCCTTGAAGCTGGCAGTTTCGCTCGCTCGCTTTGCGCAACAGGCTGCGCAGCACGGGATCGACATTCAGATCGGCAGCATTTGTGGCTGTTCTGTTGTCTCCCGTGCTCGCAATCTGCTGGCGCAGGACCTGCTGGAGTCGAACTGCGACTACCTCATGTTCATTGACTCGGATATCAACTTCGAGCCTGACGACATTTTCCGCCTGATGGCGTGGGGTTCCGACCCCAAGAAGGGCATCGTCGCTGGCGTCCCGCGCACCCGCAGCGAGACCAAGACATACATCGCCACGTTGGACTACGACGAGAACGGCGAACTCACGATGAACGGTATGGGCCTCGTCCGCGCCAAGCGCGTGGCGACTGCTTTTATGTTGGTGCGCCGTGAGGTCTTTGAGCAGATGGCAGCAGCCCATCCGGAGTGGAAATACTATGATACTCGCTCGGATCGTACGCTCACTGCGATGTTCGATTTCCAAGTTACGGAAGAAGGTTACATGGGGGAAGACTTCCTCTTCTGTGACCGTGCACGCGAACTCGGTTTCGACGTCTGGATCGACCCATCAATCTCGCTAGGTCACATGGGCGTGCAGGAATACACCGGCAACTACGGTAAGGACGTCCTCTACCCGATGGTTGTTCCGAATAGGAGTGCAGCATGAAGCGCAAGAAGCGTTACGCCGATGGCGGTACGGTAGACGATGAAATCATCGTTGAGGGTATGCGTCCTCAAAGCTTCAATCTTGCCTCTCTAGCTCGCGGCCCAGCCAGCGGCAGTATGGGTCCGTCAATGCCTGGTGATGGTGGTGGCGCTACGCTTGCTTCCATGGCTCCAAGCCGAGCCGCAGACCGTCGCGCACCGCCGATTGCTCGCACCGCTGGTTATCTGGGCCCTACCTTCGGCGGAGACGAAGGACGTGTGTCACTCGGTGTAGGTCGTCGTGGCGCTATTGGCGCAGGCGCGTCTATCCCCTTCAAGAAGGGCGGCGCGGTGAAGACCAAGAAGATGGCCAAGGGCGGCTCCACCGCCTCCAAGCGCGCCGATGGCTGCGCCACCAAGGGTAAAACTAAGGGAAGGTTTGTCTGATGGAAAAAGTTGCAAAGATGCTGCTCGGCCCTCTTGCTGGGGGGACCATCTATGATTCGCCTATCGCGCAGTTCCTGAGCATCAAGGACCCAGCTGAAAAGCGTCGTCTTGCAGCTGAAGCCGAAACGGAAGAAAAGAAAAAGCAGGCCCCCGGCATGAAGCATGGCGGCGCGGTCAAGAAGATGGCCAAGGGCGGCTCCACCGCCTCCAAGCGCGCCGATGGCTGCGCCACCAAGGGTAAGACGAAAGGGCGGTTCGTATGATGAAGAAGCGCAAGTTTGGCTCTGGCGGTATGCCGTCGATGAAGGAGTCGATGGAGTCGGGCAACCGTGTCTCGCGTCAGGTTGGCGCTGAGACCAAAAAGCTCATGCCCGCTACGCGGAGCACCCGCCCGTCAGTTGGCGATGCCATCGCTTCAGGCAACCGTATGTCCAAGAAAAATGCCGAGGACCTGAAGGCCGTGAAGAAGTACGCCAAGGGCGGCAAGGTCAAGCCAGTCGACGTCGACATGAAGGGTCTGGAAGAAGCGTCTCGGTCAAAGACACCGTTGAAGTACACTGATGGTAGTTCTGACTTGGAAACTAAGGGGGCTGAAGCACGTAAAGCGAACGCTGCCCAGGCGAAGGAATCGAAGAAACAGTCGTTCCGCGATGCTTTTGCTGCGGCGCGGAAGAAAGCGCTCGCTGGCGGCCCTGATACTTTTAAATGGATGGGCAAGTCCTACGGCACGCAGTTGGCGGGCGAAAAACCTAAAGCTAAGCCTGCGGCTGAAACGAAAGCGACCGACCCCTTCAGCGCCAAGACTCCGATGAAGAATATTGCGCGTAACATCGATACCAGTAATTCTCCGATGACGGACACGCAGATTCGCAAGTTCATGAGCGACAACGACAAGGCCGCAGATCGCAGTCTGGATGACACGCAAATTCGCAAGTTTATGAAAGATTTGAACGCCGACGCAGATCGCAGTCTGGCTGCCACGAAAGCCATGAAAGACAAGAAAGAAGCCGAGGAAAAACGGCTGGCTTCTAATATCGGCAAGGCAGCCACGGCCAGTCTTTCCGACGCTGCTAGCCGCGCTATTCCACGGACGCCGGGTATGGCTAAGGGCGGTAAGGTCACTCGTGGCGACGGCTGCGCGGTGCGCGGCAAAACCAAGGGTAAGATGGTCTGATGGCTAAGACCCCGGCTTGGACGCGTAAGGAAGGCAAGAACCCTAAGGGTGGCTTGAACGCCAAGGGGCGTGCGTCCTACAACAAAGCCAATCCGGGGAAGCCGGGGCTCAAGGCCCCACAGCCTGAAGGTGGTGCCCGTAAGAAGTCATTCTGCGCCCGGATGTCCGGGATGAAGAAGAAGCTGACAAGCTCCAAGACCGCTAACGACCCGAATAGCCGTATCAACAAGTCTCTTCGCGCGTGGAAGTGCTGACATGACCGACGAATCAAAGACTATGCTCGACGCGGTTTCTATGGTCACCGTCATTGGGACTATAATGGACGTGCTTCCAGCTATTGCCGCCATTTTCACCATCATCTGGACTGGCATCCGTATCTACGAGACAGATACGGTGCAAAAACTTTTCGGGAAGGACTGACATGCCCAGCAAGACCCCCAAGCAGAAGAGCTTCATGGCGGCAGTAGCCAACAACCCCAAGTTTGCCAAGAAGGTAGGCGTTCCCTCTAAGGTCGGTAAGGAGTTCGAGATGAAGGACAAGAAGATGGGCATGAAGAAGATGGCCGATAAGGCCGGTCGCGCCATGACCAAGAAGTCGGCTGACACGATGGGTCGTGCGATGCCGAAGATGGCTAAGGGTGGCTCAGTCTCCTCGCGCGCTGACGGCATTGCCAAGAAGGGCAAGACCGACACCAAGATGCCGAAGATGGCCATGGGCGGAAAGATGAAGGGCTGCTAACATGCGTGCCAGTCGGGGTATGGGCGCTATGAGGGCGTCCAAGATGCCAAAGGCGAAGACTATTCGTCGGAAGGATAACCCCGACGAGGTCACCATGTACGCCAAGGGCGGCAAGGTTAAGGCTAAGCGCATGGCCGAAGGCGGTAGCCCCAAGGATGAGTGCTACTCCAAGGTCAAGGCGCGCTACAAAGTCTTCCCTTCCGCCTATGCCTCCGGGGCTATCTCCAAGTGCCGCAAAGTCGGTGCCAAGAACTGGGGTAACAAAGGTGGCCGTTCGTAAGACCGAGAAAGGCGCTTCGCTCAAGCGCTGGTTCCAAGAAGATTGGAAGGACGTCCGCACGGGTAAAGCCTGCGGGCGTCAGCCCGGTGAGAAGCGCGGCACACCTTATTGTAGACCTAGTAAGCGTATTTCTGATAAGACTCCCAAGACTGCTTCGGAAATGACTCCGACGGAGAAGAAGACGCGTATCGCGCAGAAGAAGCGGTTGGGGCAGCCTCCGGGTGCGCCTAAGCGCGTACAGGCAGCGCGGAGACAGAAATGACCACTACCGGCACCGCATCGTTCAATCTCGACCTTAACCTTCTCATTGAGGAGGCTTTCGAGCGTTGTGGTGCTGAGTTGCGCACGGGCTACGACCTCCGCACGGCGCGGCGCAGTCTGAACTTGCTGACCATTGAGTGGGCCAACAAAGGTATCAACCTCTGGACCATCGAGCAGGGTTCCATCCCCATGGTACAAGGCCAGATTACCTACGACTTGCCGGTGGATACCATCGACCTGTTCGACCACGTCATCCGTACGCAGACCGGGCAGGCGCAGACGGACATCAACATCAACCGCATCAGCGCCGATACGTACCTCACGATCCCCAACAAGAACGCGCAGGGTCGGCCTATTCAGGTGTGGATCAACCGTCAGTCGGGTGCGCAGAATCCTTCTGGCGTTCAGGCTCCAAACATCAACGTGTGGCCTGCCCCGGACCAGAACAACTTCTACACCTTCGTGTACTTCCGGCTGCGCCGTATTCAGGACGCCGGGGAAGGCATCGCTACACAGGACATCCCGTTCCGCATGTTGCCCGCCATGGTTGCTGGGCTTGCGTACCATCTCTCACTTAAAATCCCCGGAGCACTCGAACGCTCTGTGATGCTCAAGGGTATGTACGACGAAGCTTGGGAACAGGCCGCAGACGAGGACCGCGAAAAAGCACCGCTGCGCCTCGCGCCGCGACAGATGTTCTATTAAGGAGGGGCCGTGCCGAATAGGTTCGCCTCTGGTAAATATGCGATCTCGCAATGTGATCGCTGTGGCTTTCGGTACAAGCTGAAAGAGTTGAAGTCGCTCGTCATCAAAACGAAGAACATCAACATCCTCGTTTGCCCCACATGCTGGGAACCCGATCAGCCGCAGCTTCAACTGGGTATGTATCCGGTAGATGATCCGCAGGCTATTCGCAATCCGCGCCCCGATACGACCTTCTGGCAGGCCGGTTTGACGGGTA